GCTCGCCTTGTATACCTTGCTCGCCTTGTATGCCTTGGTCTCCGGTATCGCCTTTTTCTCCTGTAGCCCCAGTAGCTCCTACATCTCCTTTAGCACCAGTAGCACCAGTAGCTCCTATTTCACCTTGGACACCTTGGACACCTTGTATACCTTGGTCGCCCTTAGCACCTGCTGCTCCGGTAGCACCTGTAGCCCCAATAGCCCCCATTAATCCTTGAAGACCTTGGTCGCCTTTATCTCCTTTCTCACCATCAATGCCATCAATACCATCAATACCATCAATTCCGGCAGCACCCGTAGCACCCGTAGCACCCGTAGCACCCGTAGCACCCGTAGCACCCATAGCACCCGTATCACCTTTGTCGCCTTTATCCCCTTTGTCGCCATCCTTGCCAAGCAAGCTGCCGTCTAAGATGCCTTCAATAATAGTATTAGGAAGATTGGCTATAAAAGTTCCTGAGTCTTCTTTGCTCAAGGTGTCAATGCCGTCTGTGATTTGGCCTTGATTATTAACCTTGATTGTTGGACTTATATCTATGTCATCAAGCAAGAAATTACCGCCAGTGGTAGTAGTGTTGCTAACTACGTTTTCTGCAACTACGCCGTTACTTCCTATTACAGGAGTTACTTGATACTCCTGCCCGTCTACAAGACTGCCGCCAAGATTTGGAACACTATCTCCAAGAGTAGAGCTAATAAAGCTGTTTGTCTCTTCGTTGTAAGTCCATGTTTCATTAACATCGCTAACAGTTTCTGTAGTGCCTGCGGCGGTTGTGTCCGCTGTAGTGCTTGTGGTTGTCGTTTGATCTACTGTTGGGTCTTGGCTGACTGTCCCTAAATCTGCTGCATCACCTAAAGAGCCATCGCCTGATCCTATGGTTAGCAATTCATTAGCGGTAGTGTCTGCTGTTAGGTCTACGGTTTCTTCTGTTGTTGGCTGAGCTGCTGCTGCTTGAGCTGCTGCTAAATCTTCTTGATTAAGCATTGGATTTGAGCCAACAGTAAGATTAATTATTTCTGCTGTTGAGTCGGTTGGATCGTTTAACGCATCTGCAACTGCCAAACCTGACATTTCGTTGTAGGTATTTTGTATATCCTGCTCGGATATACCTGTTTGTTGAGCGACATCAGCAATAGTAACTAAGCCTTTATCTAGCAAATCTTTGACGTAGTTAGCTTCAAATTCATCTATGCCATTTGCTACGTTTACAGGGCGAAAAGTATCTTCTAAAGTAAACGGAACAACATCAGGCACACCTTGCCCTTCAAGAATGTTGGCAAGATACTCGTTAGCCATTGCCTCTTCGTATGTTTGATTAAACATTTCTTGTGCAGACTGAATGCCAGTACCCGTATCAAGAGTACTACCAAAGCCGCCTATAGATTTATATAGGTCTGCTATTTGGCTTGCTGACATATCTCGAATTTGACTTTGAGGAACATAACTTCCGTCAGGCATACGAACCATTGTAGTGTCTAGCAGATCATCTCGTAGCGTACCCATTACTCGTCCTCATCTATCAGCAAGTTATTTGTTAGTGCTGACTTATAGGTTTCCATCAACCCTATTAGAATTATAGGGCTTATCCCTAAATCTATTTGCGACTCAACCCAATTGCCTAGCGCTTCCATCGCGTCTTCTATTTGATGATCTACTTTGGTATTTGGAAACTCTACAATCATAAGAATTCCTAGTTGTTTCGCTCTACTTTCTTAACTTTCTCAAAGGAGCGTAGTCCACCAAGACCAAGCATACCCATTAACACAGGCAGCATTGTCGCAAGGTCAATCATTGGAACTTCAACGCCCGTCTCTAGTAGATTCAAAGTCATGTTCGCGAAAGGGATGACGAGGAAGTTACCTGCCATTCCCAACACGCAGACCCATCCACAAGCAGGTCGCCATCCTGCCACGAACATGGAGTTGTGCTTGGCTTCTACCTTGTTAATCTCTAGCTGCGCTTGGACTTGAGCATGCGTATGACGCTCTGCCATAGTCGCAATTTCATGAGCCAACTTTGCTTTTAAGTCTTTATCGGGTATTGCCTTGTCTAACAAACTAGACACTGGCTCTATGAGTGACCCTAGCATTGCTAACATTTAATTCACCGCTAACGCTATAAGAATGAACGCAGTCAACAGTACAACAACAGTAGCTTGTTCGTCCGTTGAACCCATGAACTTTGCTTTTACAAACTTTCCTATTACTTTAACGTATTTCATAGTCGTTCCTTATTTGTCAGCCTTGGTATCAAGTCGTTTAAAGATAGCACCGAGCATCTCTTTTATTTCTCGTATGTCATCGCGGTAATCTTCTTTTGCTACATACATAATAGGTATGGCTTTCATGTCAGCATCAATCCTATCCAATAATGCAAAGACTCGATTAACTAACCATCCAACAACGAATCCTGCTACTGCTATTGTTACGTTGAACATGACTTGATAATCCATACTACACCTATAATGTCAGGTCAGGGACTTTGCGTGAGTCTCTGATTTGGTAAACGTGACGTAAAACCTCGCCTCCGTCACGATGAAATACTACTTGATTCATCACACTGGAAGCGCCGTATCCTGCTCCTGCATGCCAAGAGTCAGGCGGGGCTAATGTCCCAAAGGCTTCCACGAAAACGCCGTTATCGGTTTCGATGGCGTTCTGGTGATGTATGTGTCCTACTAACCACTTCCTGTACACAGTCTCTGCCCATTGTTCTGGTAACATCTTAGGGAGAATAGCACCTAACTTTACAGCCTTGACCTTATCCCCGTGATGTACCGCTAATAGGTTCTTGCCAAACTGCATTGTATGAAAGAATCCGTGCGGGTCTAAGATAGTCACTCGTGGTTCTTTGGAGTAATAAAACTTCAAAATTAACGCGAGGGCAATGGCAGTATCAGAATCGTGGTTACCTCTAGCCATCACTACAACGCAACTCTTGTGTTTCGCAAGCAGCTTATCTATTGCAAATAGGAAAGTCTGCGCGGCTGTCTCAAGCACTACTTCTATCCTGGTGTCTACGTCTAGCTTCGTTCCTCCAAAAGTAGTACCACTACTCCCATTGGCGTGAATGAAGTCTCCTACGTTGACCAGTAGTGCCTGATCGGATGCCGGGGCAGCATCTACCAAATACTCTATAGCCGCTAACATATCATTGGAGGCTATCTTGGTGTCGTAGTCACGAGCCTTGGTCTCTCTTGCGTCTGCCCTCATACCGAAGTGTGCGTCACCTATTACAATTGTAGGCAATAAATCTGCATCAAACTTCTTCGCCTTTGGCTTGGCCTTTGGCTTGTAAGGTTTAACCCCTTTGATCAGACCATCAACAAAACCTTTTAGCGCTTTGTTTCGCGCAGCCTCGGTCATTGTTCGCTTAGTCTTTAACCAAGCCTTGTTACCCTCGTCATCTGAGGTATAGATGCTACGACCAATGACTACTTCGCCTTCAGGAACGTGGCGAGTTGCATCCCAATTGCTTGAGTAGCCCGCACTGGCGGCGAAGTTTTTAACCGCACCAATGTGGTCGCGTACTGTAGACGGAGAAAGACCCAAGACACCCGCCGCTTTGGCAACCACTTCACCGCAATCTTCCCACGCTTTAACTGCTTCGCGTTGACGTTCTGTCTTGGCGTAATCTATTAGACTCAAACTACTACTCCTACCACTGCCATGATACAGGCAAAAAGTATTGTTCCAAGAAACGCGAATCCAATACCATCAATGATTAAACGCTTTCGTGCAGCTCTAGCTCGTGCTGCTTCTAACCTTTGCTTACGGATAGTTGCTCTAGTTCTGAGCATTTCAATGTAAACATCCTGACCTGCGGTGTAGGTGATAATCTCGCGAAGCTGTCGCTCCATCTGCTGAGTCTTTTGCTTTGCCATTGTAATCTGTAGCGCTGCATTCTCTACAGAACCTTTAGCAAACAGCTTTGACATTGCTGAGGCATTTTCAACACCTGCCTCTACTTCACCGATCTTATCCTTCGCGTCAAAAAAAGCACCGAACTTATGTGCTAGGTCGTTTATCTCATGACCTTTGTTGACAGCTTGTTGGATGTAGTTAAACGCCTTCCCTGCTGCTGATACCGCTGCAATGATTTCTATCACTCATATACCCTCACTGCGTCTTTATCTGCGACTCGTGGCAAACAGTAGGCCGCGAGGGTAATGCGTCTTGGTTCAGAGTTCATAGTGCGTTCTACCTTGCCTGTTACTATTGCATTAGCAAAGTAGTTGCATCGATGAATATTAAAGAAGTACATATCAGATGACTCCACCTGTCCATTAACCAGAACCATTAGCAAGAACAGGTGAGTCACGTTTACCAGACTTTAATCAAGTTGTCTTTCAAACGAATCATCTACAGTCTCTAAAGACTCGGTAAGCATCTTCAAGAAAGAATCTTTACCCACTTGCAGTTGCTGAAGTTGGAAGTTCATGTTGCCAATCTTCCTGTCCAGATCAAGACAGTGATTCGTCATAGCAATCTGCTCTTCAGTGAATGTAGCTGTGTCGTACTCAACATCGTTTATCGTAATCATCTGAGGTTTGTTGTCTTTGCTCATTAGATTTTCTCCTAGTTAAAAACTACCACGGAACACCCGCAGCAGTGACAGGGTTGACCTGCAAATCAATGTTAGCTTGCAGACTTGTTTCAGTAGCGTCTTTGTCTACTGAGTCGTACACCCACCCAAGAACAATCTCTTGAGTAAGATCAGCGTAGGGAATGTAACCTTCTGCTGAGGGGTCTGGGTTGAAGCCACAAGTGCCGTAAGAAGACGCAGTGTACGTTACAGCATCGTCTCCTTCGCCAGTGGTTTCTTCAGCGTTGCATCTCCAGTGGCAAACAATAACAGATTTATCATCATTATTTGTGTATTCAGTTAAAGGTACAGTCCAAGTAATCATTTCTAGCTCCTTACATTCCAAGGTAATATGGATTCGTGTAATAATACGGCATTTCGCCAATCTTGTGTTGCTGGTATAAAATCAGGTATTTTGTTTTGCTTTGAGCAGTTGTAAGAAGCAGTTGTAAGCTGCAAGTTCCAAGGCACATGAAGACCGCAAACACTGTCGGCGCGTAACGGAATAATATGATCTACATGAACTTCAACGCCTAGTTCTTTAGATATTTTTGCGGCCGTTTCATATATATTATTTATACTTTGCTTAATGTCTTGGTCGCTAGAGTAAATGTTTGCTTCTTTAACTCGTTTGTTTCTGCTTCTTGATCTTCGCAATTGCGATGCAGAAGTTTTTTCTTGATTATTTTTTCTCCAAGTTTCTGTCATAACTTTATGCCGGTCTTTATTTTTTAGCCTCCAAGCTGATGATTTTTCTTCGTGACATTTTACGCATGAGTTATTGCAAACATAACGTGTAGTATGGCCTTGCTTACATGGTTTTCCTTCAAAAAAACTTAACCCTTGTTCTTTTGCGGCAACACGAGATTTATCTCTCCATCCTTTAAGTCTGTCACGAAAACAAACTTTGCATCCTTGTCCTTCTTTAGTATGGTTTTGAGCAACCATTCTAAATGCTCCGTGTTTTTTGCATACTATTGTTATTTTATTTTTATGGCCTGTGTATTCAACCAAAGAATAATCATATTCCTCGCCGTGTTTTAGCTTGGCTTTTTTAATATATTCTTCTGTAGTTAAATACACGCCCACAGCTATTCAATCTCCTGCGCTGCTTGATAAGCCGCTATGACTTCTGGTGTGTGAATCGCAGCGCAAATAGCCTGTACCTCTGGTGATTCGTTAGAGTAGTCCTGACCTGCTGAGATAACGTGGCGATGGTAGCCTGATGAAAGCTCTACGCCGTCCTCCATTACCTTAGTACAGGTTCTTACTTGAACAGTTTTGTACTCACCGACTACTTCTATTTTGTCTTCTGTGATTACTTTTTCTAACATTGTATTACTCCGTTGTTGTCCGCCTCAATCGTCCGAGTGAGGTAATTAAGATGTTATGTAAGTAAAGGTAAGATAAGCCCTTGAGCTGGCGCTAATATCAGAGCCAATCATCGTATCGCCTGCGGAAATAGACCCCACTGTGTCTACAAACTGAAGGTAAGTCCCTCCATTTACCGCAAAACAAGCAACCATACCTCCATTTGAAACGCTGTATGCTAAAGTATTTGACGCATAATAGGCACAAGTAAATGGAAGGTCTGACCTAACAACACCACTTGTTCCTGTAGTCCCACCGAAAGACGTGACGTTAATAGTCACAACATTACCAATTTTAATATAGTATCCAGTAACACTATCTAAAGTAGAACCACCAACCTCATAAAGATCAGCGGTGTAAGTCCCCTCCTCATAATCATCGAGCTTATTAGCCGCACCAGTACCGCCAAGGTATACGCCGCCTGATAGGTAGAGGTCTTTGAAGCGGCGATTAGATACACCTAAATCAGTAGAGTTATCTGCCAATGCCCCGTTGTAACGCGGTAGAACACCAGAGCCAGACATATAAATACCTGCTCTAGCCCCGCCCCCATCCATATAGATGGTAACGCCCGCATCACTCCCAATACTACCGACTGATGTGCCGTCTTTCTTAAATATAGCAATGTTACCATCTGACGATGTTCTGTTTAATGCTATAGCTGCATCACTGGTGTTAGAGGCAAATATAACGCCGCCAGCATCTAAGACAATGCCTTCAGATGTGCCTGTTGTTGGGTTTGTATCAGTAGTACCAACAAGCAAGTTGCCACTGGAGTCTATCCGGAGGCGTTCTGAGCCGTTATTGTAAATTAAAAAGTTATTAGAAATAGCACCTAAGGCGGCATAAGAACCATCTGACGGATGTTTTAGGGATAGTTTGTAGTCAGCAGTACCGTTTAAAGTTAGCCTTTCGGTTGGACTACTAGTACCAATACCAACATTGCCTGATGAGGTGATGCGCATACGTTCTGCTGCTGAGACACCGTTGTTTGTGTAGAACAAAAGATTGCTAGTACTGGCCGCAGTTCTGTGTGTTGCAAAACCGCCTAAGTCTTCAGTACCATTGTTAGATCTAAAAGTAAAAAAGCTGTAGTCATCTCCTGCTCTAGTCCTAAGAGATAAAGCATTTCCACCAGAATTAGCCATAACATCTAAAGGCATCACAGGCGAACTATTACCAATACCTAGACGTTCTGTCGAAGCATCCCAGAAGAACTTTGGAGTCGTGCCAGTGTCTTCGTAGAATGAGATGTCGCCGTTGGGGTCAACGGAAAAACGCTCTAAATTAGAGGTAAAAACGCTTAATGGTTCAAAAGAACCACTGCTAGTGTAGGTTGGGCTTAGGCTAAATTTACCGTTGTTATAACCAATCGCAAGCACAGAGTCATTAGCCTGTGCTTCTAGTAATATCCCTCTATTCCTAGTTGCATCTGAATCTTGCTTTGCTCTTATTACGCCCGCTGAAAATACTGGGCTACCAACAGTCAGCCCATCCATTGTGGCTGTGCCAGTAACGTCTATGCCTGTGGAGGTTGTGGCGAATTTTTGTGCGTTGTCGTAGTAAAGACGAGTATCAGCATTAGCAAAAGCAACAAAATAATTTTCGCCTGTACTGCTTTCAATGGTAAGATTTGTGCCTTTTAGAATTAAATTACCAGTGCCATTCTCAGCTATATAACTATTAGAACCATCATGATAAATCTCTAAGTCATTAGAGTTACCAAACGTAGCCTTGTCATTATCACCAAGAGACAAACCATCAGCAGTGACTGTGCCTGTGAAGGTTGGGGAGGCTGAAGAGATAGCAGCGATGTTCCACGCAGAACCGTCATAGACTTTCATGACATCGCTAGCGGTGTTGAAATATAAAGCACCAGTTAATAAAGCATTGCCGTCATTGTCCAGTGTTGGGTCTGAGGCTTTGTCGCCTAAGTAGCGGTCATCAAAGTCATCGTAGGTAGACGCTGCTGCTGCGGCAGAGCTTGCTGAAGCACTAGCACTAGAGGCAGACGCTGTAGCTGAAGAAGCTGCATTAGAAGCTGATGTGGCTGCGTTAGAGGCTGATGTGGCTGCTGCTGCGGCTGAGTCTGCTGCTGACGTAGCACTACCAAGGATAGAGTCTGTGTAGGCTTTAGTCGCTGCATCTTGAGCTAATGTAGGGTCGCCAACACCAGTTATCTTGTTAGTCCCCATAGCAATCGCACCAGACATAGTGCCGCCAGAGAGGTTTAACTTTAAAGCGTCTGCTGTGTCTACATACGTCTTAGTGGCTGCGTCCTGTGAAGCAGTAGGGTCGCCCAATCCTGTAATCTTTGACGTACCCATCGCTATAGCACCACTCATAGTGCCACCCGCGAGAGGCAGCTTAGTGGCTAGTGCTGTAGTGACTGTAGCAGAGAAGTTAGCATCATCACCTAACGCTGCGGCTAGTTCGTTTAACGTATCTAGAGCAGCAGGAGCGGAGTCAATGACCGCTGCAACTGTTGCGTCTACATAGCCTTTGTTAGCTGCGTCAGAACTTGCTGTTGGTGTAGTGATGTTAGTTAGCTTGGTGTTGGTAAAGTCAGCAGTACCATTAACAACTAGATCGTTTAACGTAGTCGTACCAGAAGACGCTGTGACGTTTCCTGTGACATTACCAGTTAGATTGCCAGTGACGTTGCCAGTGACGTTACCTGTGAGGTTACCTACTACATTGCCCGTCAGACCGCCTACAAAACCTGTAGTGGCTGTTACTGTCGTACCTCTGACAGTTGACGCGGTAGTAGCGCCAATGGGCGTAGAGTTGACTGAGCCGCCTGTAATTACTGCATTGTTAGAGGCGAATGTACCGTTGGCTGTTAGAGTTCCAGTAACGGTAGCTGTGCCAGTAGTGACAGTAGAGGGGTTTGTACCCAATTCTACAATCTCTGTAGACGCATTCTCTGTGAAGATTCTTTTGTCTGTGACGTTGACAGCGAGTTCGCCCTGAACCAAGTCACTCGTGGTTGGGACGGCTGAAGCGGTTGAGCTGTTCTTGGTTACTATCGTTGCCATGTTAAATTCCTGTAGTTACCACTTAACTTTATCTGCCCAATAGGCAGCAGAGCATTTTCCTTTCGCTATGTTTTTAGCGTGTCTTGCTTTAAATGATTTTTGACGGGCTTTCTCTGAAGATGTCTTAGGGTTTTTACCTGCACCTGAAACGCCTTGTTGTCCAAAGCGTATAGTTTTAACAGAGCCGTCATCGCACTTTGCCAGGACTACATGGCTTTTGGTGGGATGGTTTGGTGTCTTTTTGGGCTTATTATACCCACTTACACCTAGTTTAGATATTCTGGGGTCTCTCATAAGATAAGGGGGCAGGTTTCCCTACCCCCATCTCCTCTAGCCGTTTACAGCAAGAACGAAACCGCTGTCAGGGCGGTATGCCTTAACACCGTACAGAGTGTCAGCAGTGTACAGAGTGCCGAGGAACTCTTGCTTGTACTGAGTCTGTGAACGAACAGATACTTGTTCCGCGAGGATTAGTGTGTCCTGGTGGATAAGCATAGCTGCTTTAACATCTCCGCCCGCTGTGTTATCAGCAGCAGCTTCGATGATTGGGCAGTTAGAGCTAACGTATACGTCAATGCCGTATAGGTTGCCGATCTTGCCGTTTTGAACAGTAGCGCCACCAACAAAGTCAGAAGACACATAGCGGTCAATACCCATGATTGCGTTACGCAGTGATGGAGGAATGACGAATGCGCGGTTGTCCATAGGAACGTCTGCGTCATCTTGCTTCTGAATCAATGCGCGGAAACCTGCGTCAGTGAATACGTCAGCAGCAGCAACAGTGTCAGCAGCGTAAGCTGTAAGACCAGTTGATGCGTCATTGTAGAACACAGCAGTGTTAGTCCAGTCAGAACCATCACCATCGCCTAGTGACTTACCGAGTTGGAAAAGGTCGTTGTCTACTTGACGAGACAGCGCGTAACCCGCGTCACCAGTGTAGAAGTTACGCAGTGAAGCAAGAGCTTGCACTTCAGTAATATCTTCGATGATGCGTGAGTACTCGTAGTGCTTGTCAACTACAACCTGAACTTCACTCTCAGTGTTGTTCTGTACTGTTACAGCAGTGTTCTCTGCTTTAGCGTATGCTGCGCCACGGATAGGAGCAGGGATGTGAATCGTATCCCCTTTCTTACCAGACATAGACATTTTCTTTACCAGGTTCGCAAGGATGAGGTTCTTCTCATACGCCGCACGAATCTCGTCACTCCAAATTTCGGGTACAAAAGTAGCCGCTGAAGTGTTGTCAACAAAACCGCCAGTGGCGGGAAAAGTAGATGTAGCCATGTTAAATAATCCTTAAGTCAAGTTAGCTGTTGCGGACTCGACCCTCTTGATATGCTCTGTATATCTCATTGGACATACCTTGATAGCGTTTCGGGTCATTCCGCATTAAGTCAATAATGTCTTGCCTCCGATATATCTTCTTGCTCGGAGCTTCTGAACTTCCATTAGCCCCACCTGTTGATGCTGTATTCAATGCATGCTTACGCTCTTTGCGTTCAACCTCTACAGTCTGCTTTGCGACATTCTTAATTTCTTTCCAGGTAGAAAAGAGTTCGTCTGCTGCATCGTAGTTGTATTGATTGTTCGCTTGCTCGTATAGCTGTGATCGAATCTTGCTACCTGTCACCCATTTCTGGAAGTCAGGACTCATAGCAATATCTCTCAAGTCAGGATGTTTCTGCTGTAACGCGGAAAGTGTCTGACTTTGCTTCATCTCAGTACCAAACTGCTCCAATTTTTTTAAGGTTGGATGGTTTGCAATTTTGTACTCTACAGCCTTATCAGGGTCAGCGAAGAAGTCTATCTCTTCGGCTTCTTCCTGTTCGTTGACTTTAGTCTGCTTAAGAATGAAGTCATCAACAACGCTTCTTAACTTACCAACTTCTTCGCCTTGTTGACCTATGCGAGACTCAGCCTCTTGATGCATCTTGATCAACTCAGCAGGAGTCTTTCCACGGTAATGCTCTGGAAGTTCTTCTGTTGGTTCGCTTGCGGCTACCTCTGTGCTTTCTTCTGAGACCGCTTCCGCTGTGTTTTCCTCATCTGCCTCTTGCGTAACTTCATCAATTAATTGTGCCACTATTAAACTCCATAACTAACAAGACCAACCTAGCTACCCCACAATAGGACTATGAATTGGCTACCTTGCGTTCGCGTTTAATCTTCTGCTCCCTATCTCTAGCCCATTTCATAGTAGCTCCAGGAAAGCTACCAGATATAGGATCGAGTACTGTCTTAGTTGCAGAGATTATCTTACTACTAGCTTCACCACAGTCAGGACAAATCCGATCTTCGGCAGTACGCACAAAAGCCTCATGTATGTGACCTTGCTTACACTGGAAATCAAAGACCTTCATTGCTACCCTCTTTCTGTAGATGATCTACTGTAGATTCTAGATTGAGAATAAACGCGAGGATGTTGAGCTGTCCTTTACGAAAGTTCAGATCATCATTATCCCGCGTTGCTTCTACGGTATTTATGTTAAGAGCATTAGCACTTAGCTCTTTCATTAATTCTTTCCACCCCTCCATGACAAAAATGTCTTGGAGCGAGTTGTAATACTGTTCAGTTTCTTTATCCATTCTTCTTCACCTTCTTCTTGGACTCTTCAATCATTTGATCTTTGAGTTCGTGAAGCAGAGAGTTCTGAGTTGACTCTACCGATTTTAATCGTTTGTCTAATCTCTCAAGGATGATGTTAATTTCCTTAACAACTTCCTGTAACTCTCTTTGGGATACCATTAGGATAAAGCCTTTGCTGTTTCAAGATTTAACTTCTTCTCTTTCAGAGCTGCGTCAGCCACTTTAAGGCGGCGTTCAAACTCTTTGTCGTCCGCTGTTCCTACCTGTAGGTTACTGGTGACTGCTTTGATTTGCGCAGTTTCTAGCTCTACAGGGATGGCTTTAATCTCAGCTTCCATCTTCTTAGCTCTTGCCTCTGACTCCATAGCCTGACCGTTCAATGCGTTGGTCTGTGACTGTTGGAACTCCATCTGAGCTTGCATAGCTGCTTGTTGCGCTTGCTGCTGTTCAGGGGAAGGCTGTCCTGCCTGTGACAATGCCGCAATAAGTTCTTCGCGGTTAGACAGGTTCATGTTGTCTATGATGGACTGTATCAGTACAGGGTACAGAGGAGAGTCTTGCTGCATGGTTTGTAGCAACTGAACTAACTGAGTAACCTCATATTCCCTTGCGATAATCCCTAGTGAAGACGTTACATGGAAGTTATAGTCCGCAACGGGATAAATCTCTGGCTCAAACTGCATGTACCTATAGGCGGCTTTTGAGACAAATGGAATCAAGAAAGACTCTTGGAAGTTAATCAGAGTCCTCTTATGACGCTTGATAATCGCACCAAGGGACATGGATATTCCCGCAGCAGTAGCGTCACCGTTGATAGACCCTGGTATACCCGCAGAGTCTATAGCGCCTGTGGCAGTTTGAACCATCTTCTGTAGTTCACCTGCCTGAGCAAAAGTGATTTGAGAGACTTGACCGAAGTTAAACGGCTGTAGAACCTCTGAAGGATTACCGTTTGTAAGGATAATCTTGCCAGGCCTAACTTCTGGCTTCGCTCCTCTTGGCAAACGAGTAGCGTCCATAGCCATCATTGGGTGTACAGTTAACGCGAGGGCATCAATCCTTGCTCTGAGTTCTGCATCCAAAGCCTTCTGTGAGTTATAACCTTTCTCACAAACACCTCTGCCCCAGAATCGACTTGGAACTACGTCCCATGGGAAAGCCACAATAGGACGATCCTGCATCATGTACGGGTTCTTCTCTGCTTTCAGCAAAGTACCACCGTTTGCAATAACTACAATAGCTTCAACGTAGAATGAATCTTCTTCGTCTTGCAATTCAACCTCTTCATAATCGTCATCTTTAGTAAGTAAATGGCGGGGGACAAGACCATAGTACTTAGTGAGACGGACTTTATCTGTAGGTTGCGTGGTAAGTTCGTGGTCAGCATCTAAATCAATATCAGGATAAGCAAAGTTAAAAGGGACATCTTTGTAAACACCCTTCTCTTGTAGCATTTCCACTTGATGCACTGGTACAAATTCATCAATAGCTACACCTATCGCGTCATCAACGCTTGTGGCTACTGGGTCAATCAGGAAATTCTGTGGTAATACGCTTCTCAGCCTACATACTGTCCGGTCTGAGATTTCTACACCTATCTCTTGTAGCTGTCCGTCCATAGTAGGACGCGAGGAAGGTCGCATGTCCTTTACTTCTTCCAAGGTTAGCTCTGCTATCCCTGTTCCGAAGACTGCTGCGTTAATTAAACACTCACCTACAGCTTTGCGGACTTTGTTTTTCTTAAAGTCACGCATCAATTGCTCGCGTAGGTACGCTACGTCTTGGGTTTCTTGGTCTGCAAAGTCGTCTTTGATGTCAAAGAACTTGCCACGACCAAAGGTAGCCTCTTCAATCTCTGCGACTGAGGATTCTACGGCTTGTTGTAACGCGGGAGAGATGATTTGCGACCTTTCGGAGTCTCTATTACGGTCTTCTGAGGAGAATATACCCCTCCACAGACGGTAGTACTCATCGAACTTCTGCTCGTAGTTCATCTCGTAATGATCACGCCACTCTTGGCACTTGGTCATTACCCAGGAATCTAAGGTTTCCTCTATGCCAAACTGATCTTCGTTTCTTTCTAGCATAATAATCCCTGTTAGTAACCCGAAACCGAGTCAATGACTTCGAAGTCATCTATTTCAAAATCGTATGAGTAAGACACCTTGGCCAGTTGATCTACATAAGCCAAAGCGTCTACCATGTCATCGTGGGTTAAGGGGTCAGGGAATTGAAAGATCTCATCCATGAATTGGATGTTCCACTCTCCCTTGTTTAAAGAGCAGACTCCGTTTTCAAATCTGCCCTGTAACGCCCACATTACCCTGTCGGTTTTCTTTCTGTTTCCGTGAGTCAGCTCTTCTACGCGGAAGAAACGCTGATTCTTTTTCATTAGGTCAGTCAATGGAGACATCACCGCTTGTCGTGCGATGCCTTTCTCTATACCCACTGATATAGGTGCATAGTCCCTAACGATCTGGAATATCTTCTGGGCAGTCTCGTTCAACTCCCAGCGTCCGGCGATTATATCACAAATCCACCATCCATATTCGCCGACTTTTACTATAGCTATGGCAGTGTTGTCAAGTTTTTTATTTTTGGTCTTTTTACCAACCTCTTCAAAACCTGCAAGGTCAATGGCTACATAGTAGTCCCCAGTAGGGGGTTCTTCCTCATCGAACTTGATCCAGTCTTCTTTAAACATCTCAGAGCCTCTAGCCTCAAACGAGGCCATAAACTCCTGACGGAACGCGAAGGAAGACATGCCTTGTTTGGCTGAGTCTATCTCCGCTTTGTCTAGCAAGTCGTTATCGTAGCTTGTAAAGTGCCATGCCTTAAAGTTGGGGTCTTCGCCTAAACTGGCTTGCTTGTAGAGTTCATAGAAATGATTTCTACCCATTGGTGTCCCGATAAATAAGGCTTCTCCTTTCAAGTCTGTCAACGCGGGTCGTAGTATTAATTCCCACACATCGGGCTTCATGTCCGCGTATTCATCCAAGACAAGAAACTTAAGACTTACGCCGCGCATAGTCTCAGGTCTGTCCGCTCCTTTCAAGCTTATTGTTGTCCCATTGATTAATCTGACCTGCATGTTATTCACATGTGAGGAGTCAATAACTGGTTGGCCTATCTCCAGAAGGAGATTCCACATAATGTCTCTTGCTTGGCCTTGTGTAGGGGCTACATAGAACACCTGCCCCCTGTCGGACTTCAAAGCGTTGACTATCAAAAGGTAAGCCGCAAGACGAGACTTGCCCGTCCTGCGACCCGCAGCAACTACTTTAAAACGGGTGACATCGTTCCAAACTTCTTTCTGCCACTCAAGGAGACTTATGTCTAGGTTCATTTTTTCTTCTTTTTGTTTTTCTTATTGGTTGCAACGCGCTGACCCTTGACGGGCAATGGTCTAGTTTTCATTATATTCTCCAGTTCGTATCATTGTGGTTACATTAATTGCTCGTTGTCCAACCTGGGTAGCCCAGTTAGAGTCTAAGAACTCCTCAGCAGCTTTATCAAAGTCATCAGTCTCCATAAACGCTAAGGCTTTCTTAAAGCCTCTTAGACGAGTCAGGCCAAGGTTGAAACACAAGTCTATCATAGCGTCTTGTCTAACTTGGTCTAAGTACTTATACCATCTAAAGGTGTTGTCTAGTTCTTCCTCACACCTTCGGATGTCGTTTCTTAGCATGTAATAGACTTCATCATGAGATAGACCCATGCTTTCTAAGTTCCTGCCTACGCCTATTGTTAGGATTCCAAGTGAGTCTTCGTAGGGTTTAGTCCGCATACCTTCGTGCAGGACTAGCATGTCTATAAGATTAGTCCTCACTGTACTCACCCTCTATGACATCTGGGCTGATGACCGTATCTGTCACGCCAGAGATAGTGATATTCACTGTAGGCTTACTGCCAAGCTTGTCTTTGTCAAACGAACTGACAGGCAAGATACGATCTACGATTAACTTCCACGCAGCAGCCTGGTTCTTGTGGTCGTCATCCATGGCTGCCTTGAAGATAGAGTTAATTACCGCGGGGGTGTCTCGTCTAGCTAGAAACCTCTGCTTCATCTCAGCCATAGCCGAATGGTCACCCTTAGGACGACCTCTCCCGCGTTTCTCAGGTATTAGCTCAGACTTTCTTGGTCTGCCTACCTTTCGTTTAGGTTGATCTATCTTGTCTTTAGGCACAGCTTCGTAACTCTTGGTGTGTAAAAATTAAACAGATTTAAACATGAGTTTTAATTATTGTCTATTTTTTATGCAAAGTTACGCATTACGGGGCGTTGGATGGGATTGGTTTTGCTTCTTTTTTTTAATTTGGTTTCTTGCAAATTTGGGGGGCTACTATAACAATAACCACGCGCAATCCCCCTCCCCCGTCCCCATTTGTGGTGAGATTCGCCAAATTGTGGTGAGATTCGCCAATGCCTGGTGAGATTCGCCAGTGTTTAGATAGTAAAGCGATTGGTTTAGTAAAGGGATTGGTTTACTAAGTGTGAGGATGGGATAAGCAGCCAATAGAGTCCCTAAAAAATATTTTAAATTGATGGAATAAATCCTAATCCTAATCCGTTTGCCTATTGAACACCGCAAGAAAATTTATTAACTCAATATATAGGTGACTACCATCGAAACAATAATCG